GCGCGAGCTTGTGCGCCGCTTCCAGCCCATCGGGCGGTGTCGGTGCGGCGTCTGGCCCGCCAACCGCATTGGCCTGCGCGAGCTTGAGAATTGCGTCGGCGGCAGCGGCCTTGGCCTGCGCGCCCTTGAGTTGCGCCGACGATGCTTTCTCCGCCGTCATTGCATTCATCAGCTCGGCCTGCGGATCAGGCTTCTGGCTTTCCTGCTCTGCGGCCTGCGCGACGGCGGCCTTCTCTTCGTCGGTCGGCTCAACTGCACCCAACTGAAGGAGCTGCTTCCTCGCGAAGTCGCGAAGGTCGCCCATGCCCTCACCATCGACATTCATCGTCGCGGTCAGGAGGAACACGTTGGCGAGATCGACATTCTCCGCCTTCACCGCAACATCGGCCATGCTCATGCACGACTTGACCGTCTTATCCCTGCGCGTGGCGGTCGCCTCGGTTACATCGACAACGACCTTGTAATGGCCTCGCGTGAAATCGTTTTGATAACCCGGCTTGCCCTGGCGGCTGACATATTGCTGAACCAGCGTGGCCGTGCCGTCGTTGCCGTCCTCGCTCATCGTCTCGACTTCGCGGCCCGGCTCGAAATACACGTCGGCGCACATCGAGAGGTAAATCTCGCCGTCGCGCTGAACCGACTGGCGCATGTTGTCGAGATAGATGCCGGAACGCGCGTCCACCCGCACGGCAGCAACCTCCAAAGCATCGGCGGACGTATTGGCCTTGACCTCATCGGCCCCGTCCTGCTGACCGTCGGTCAGGTCGGTGCGGGCGATTTGGAGCACGGCAGCGGTGTTGGCATCGACTTGCGGAGCTTCGACCTTGCCGATTGGGCCGGCAGAGACGATTGCGCCCGTCGCCGGATCGACCAAGGGCTCCACTACTGCATAGGCATGACGATCCACAACCTGCCGAGCCCACTGCTCCGCGATATGCGGCGGCATCTGCGACGATCCAAAGATCGGTATCTCGCGCGGGCTCTGAGCTGAAGTCTCCCCGAGCTTGGACACGGCCATGTTGTAAAGCCGCTGCACGTCCATTCGGCGCTGGGTATAGCCCTGGAACCGCTCCACCCCATCGACGAACGAGCGCTCGCCATAAACCGGCACAACCGGGATCTGGTCGCCCGCAATCAGCCCCTTGTCGGCAATGACCTCTTCGCCAGAGAGCAGATACTTGTGGATGCGCTTGCGCTTGAGCTTGCGGGTCTCGACTTTCCACCCGGTTTTCTTCATCGTCGCGAGTTCGTCGTCGTCGATCTCGCTGTCCCAATAGCGCTCCTCGGCCCCGCTCAGCTTGTGGGTGAGGATATACAGCTTCTCCTCAACGTCTTCGGCTTCGTAATACTCGGCGACCTTGACCACATCGGGCGTGAACCAGTCATAGGGCGGGTCAATCCGCTCGGTCGGCCAATCGGCAATCGCGTCGGGATGCTGCTCCTCGAACAGCGCGCGGGCGTGAGCGGTGATGACGAACGCATACGGAGCGTCCGACTTGTCGTATTTCTCGGACGGGCCGAAGAACACCCGCTGATCGGCGTCGGTGATGATCGATCCGGGGTTGATCCGCTGCTCGTCCGAATCCTTGTCATAGGGATCGGCCCATTCGTTCGTCAGGCGGAAGGCCCCGAACCCTCCATCCACCGCTTCGCCGAACGCATTGTCGAACGCCTGCTGTGACTTGTAGCACTTCGCATCGGCGCGATAGATGCCGTTCAGGTTCTCCGCGCTGTCATCGTCGCCCTTGCCATTGGCCGGGCGGAAGTCAGGAACGATGCGGTTCTCGTTATAGTCGCGCTTGATCTTGTCGATGCCGTCCTTGACCAGCGGGATTTCCAGCTTGATCTCGTCGGGGAAGCACTCGCCGAAATCGCCTTCCCACATGGCACCGGGGATATTGACGAAGCGGCGGGCGATGAGGCTGAGGCTGCGCTGCTCCAGTTGCGGAAGCACAGCGATGTCGAAGTTGCGCATGGCGCGTTCGAACACGGCCTCAAGCGCCTTTGCGGACGTGTTCTGATCTTCGAGAGCCGCGTCGGGCTCGTCGTTCGCGGCTTCGGCCATGCGCGAAGGATTACCCTTGGCTGGCCTGTCGCGGCGATTGAACTCTTATCGGAAAGCCAGCTCGCTTTCGATCTTCCCACTCACGGCCTCCAGCTCATCGGCAAGCCGCGACACGAGCCATCCGGCAAGCGGAACCTCGGACCAGAAGGCAATGCGCTCGATCAGCTTTTCGCCATCCTTCGCGTACTGTTCGGCGCGCTCACGATGCCACCATGCGTTCTTGCGGGGAGCGACGTTCAATTGCGCGTCGAACCACTCCGCGCGCTGCTCCTCACTTGTCCAGCCCGTCTGCAATTGAGCTGATGCCGCATTCTGCATTGCCTTGGCTTGCTGTATACACGACATCACGTTCCCCGCAGCGCTCGCCTGAATGTTGGCAGTCGGCATTATGACTTCGAGGTCTCTAGCGAAACTGTTTGCCACGGCGACACTCCTACCTCCTCAAAGCCAGTGACGGGATGCTGACCGGCCCGTCAAATCGCGGCTGCGGCTGATGCCCAAGCATAACCTCCGTCAGCGCCCACACCGCCGCGTCAACCCGGTTCGGCGATCCTTCCCCGACAAATCCATTAGAAGTCATCAGCACCATCTCATCTTCAAGCTCGGACAATGATCCGACGATGCTGACCCGCCCTTGCTCGAACAGCGCCGCCACCGGCTCGGCACGCGCCGCCTTGCCGCGGCTCGCCACGACCTCCTTGTAGGGAACGCTCCCGTCCGCCGTCTTGATTACCGCCTGCACCATCGCGCCGCCGAAATTGCGCTCGGCCACGATCCGGTCGGCCTGGTGGCGGTGATATGCCGTCACGGCCCTGCGAGCCCACGCATCGGGTGACAGCTTGCATGTATCGTCGCATAGCAGATAGCCGCGCCCGTCAATCCCACGTCCCGCCGCAACAATGCCCACAGGATCGCCCTCATCGTCCGCGCCGCCGGTCCCCGAAGGATCGACGCCAATCACCACGCGCGCCATTTCCGGGGCTTCCGCAACCCGCGTTCGGTCCAGCATCTCTCGCGTCCACAGTGCGCCCGGAACATCGTCCACGATCTCGCCGTCGAGCTCCTGCCGGCCCAGCCGCGTTCCCGCATACTTGCTCATGATGTCCTCGATGAACTCGGGCGCGAGGTTGTCGGCATTGTCCAGAGTTCGTCCGCGCGTCGTCGCCGTCCCCTTCTTCGCCATGATGTCCTTGATGATCGGGATCGGGCGCGGCGTCGTCGTCACCAGCACGCGCGGATTGCCACGCCGCATGGTGAATTGCAGCATGTCCCATGTCTCGCGTGCCTTGGAGTATTTCGCCAGCTCATCGACCCATGCCGTATCGAACTCAGGCCCGCGAAGCTGATCCGGCTCGGTTCCATTGTAGCCATACGCCACCGCCCCGGTCGGCCAGCGCACTCGCACCGGCTTGTAGCGAATGTCCGGTGCTTCCTTTTCCGGCGTCACCTTCAGCAGGCGCGGGATCATGACCTCTTCCAGGTCCTTCTGCGTCTCGGCAACAAGAGCGATCATCTTCGCGCCGTCCCTGACCCGCTGGCGAATCCAGTTAGCGCCGATCTCTGTCTTTCCAAAGCCGCGACCGGCCAGCACGAGCCACGTCCGCCAATCGCCTTCCGGGGCAAGTTGTCCGGGACGCGCCCAGAACTCCCAATTGTAGCGAAGCTGCGCAACCTGCTCAGTGCTGAGTTTCGCCAGCCACTCCCGCCGCTCTTGCTCGCTCAGCGAGGCTAGAAATTGCGCTGGCGACTGCATCAGCATCTTCCCGCACCTTTTGTTCGATCTCGATTGCCGCCCCGTCCTTGCCTGTGTGCTCGGTTCGCGACACGTCCCGCCATGCTTCCTTGCGCCGGTTCTTCAGCCAGAAGATCGCCGCCGTCACATCGGGCGCGACCTTGGCACGATATGGAGCATAGACGGGATTATCGGCGCCGCTCGGCATGAAGATTTTGACCTCTTCCTGCTCGTAGCCAATGGCCCGCTGATACAGGCTGCGCTCAACCCTATCGTCGGCAATGTCCTTGCCCCCCTTTAGGGCCTGACAAAATGCAGGGATATCATGCTTCCACCGATAGATGGTCCGCACGTCAGCCTCGAAGAAATCGGCGATCTCCTGATCTGTCGCGCCAAGCTCGGCGAGCTTTTGAACCTGCGCGGCAAACTCGGGTTTGTATTTCGATGGGCGGCCCATTCACCACCCCCGCTTCGGCAGCACGGTCGCGACCACGTTGCCCTTGAGCTTCAATCGGGCTCCATTGCCCATCTTGACGGTATCGCAGCCGATCTGCGCGGCGGCATCAACGATAGGAGCGGCGGTCAGCATCTCGGCTCGCGCGGCTTCCACGTCGATATGCCACACCCGCTCGATGTAGCGCAGGAGGCTATGGTCTGTGATCGTGCACACGGGGCTAATCCCTACCATCGCCAGTGCCGGAACGCGGTTGAACTCTTATCCCCTCCGTCGGGTTGATGACCCACAGTTGGGCCGCGTGAACCGTCCAGCCCATCAGCGTCATCTTGCGCCAGATCGCCCGCTCCGAGCGGTTCATGATCGGGCCGATCTGCGCAGGCTTCTTGCCGTTGAGAAGATGACGACGCAGCCTCAACAGGTCCGCAGTCGTCCACGGCTTCTGGCCCTTGAGCACCCGGTCATGGCGGCGCGATGCTCGGTTCAACTCCACCACCAGGCGGCGGGTTTCCGCGTCGGTCAGCGGACGAACGCGACTGAGAGCTTCCAACCGCTCCAATGCCGTTTCCCCTCCCATCTCCATATTCCCCCACCCCTTTTGAGTTAGACCGCAAACCTTTGTTTTTGCTCCATTTCTCGGCTGTAAACGTCGAGAAAATCAGGCGGTCCAGTGCCGCGACGAGCACCCGCGAGGCGCTTCGGCATCCACTCGACGATGTTGCTGATCGCTCGCGCTTTCGCATCGACGAGCCCGGCAACGATCTCTCCATCGTTATGGGTTTTTCGCCACTTTCCGATGAGGTTGCGCGCTTGTCGCTCGTTGTGCCCTTGGCTTGTCAGGAGAGCGACGCCCATGTCGAACATCTGCTTCACAGGATCAGGCGGCTCGGCGCCCGTAGATTTATCTACGGAATATCTGGCTTCTGGCTTCTGGGGCTTGGGCTCTGCCTTATCCTCACCCTTAAGCGAGCCGGAATTTTCGCTTTGTTTTCTGAGGTTTGGATTGCCGCCCTTCTTGCCGTTTTCAGACGCATTTCGACGCTTTTTCGCGTCCGCAATCAATCGCCGTGAGTAAATCCACCCGCGCCGGTCGCGGCTGCAAACGCCGTTTTCCTCAAGCTCGGCCATCAATGTTTCGACTTCATCGACCGCACCGCCGGTCATGCGTGCAATACCCTTCACATCGAGCCCGCGTCCGTTGACCGCCACGTAGCCATCGTGCTCCGCTGCGATGCACAGCATCCGCATCCACAAACCTTGCGCGGCAAAGCTGCACAGCTTCAGCGCCGGGTCTGACGCGTAGTCGCTCCAGAAGAACTTGCTCCACGCCAGACCGCTCATCCGCGCACCGCCTGGAATGCGCCGTAAAAGCGCCCGTGCGTCGTTCCGGTGCAGCCCCTGCGCCGCTTGGCGACGATGAACTCGATCTTTCCGCGAGCCTCGTCCATTGCCGCGTCCCATTTGGGACGATTTGCGGGCTCACTTGGTTCGGCTTGCCGCAGATAATACTCCGGCCTGTAGAGGAACATGATCGCGTCGGCGTCCTGTTCGATCTGGCCGGACTCGCGAAGGTCGGCCATGATCGGGCGCTTGTCCCCCCGTGCCTCGACCGAGCGCGAAAGCTGCGCCAGCGCCATGACGCAAACGCCATGCTCTTTCGCAATGGATTTCAGGCCCATGCTGACCTGCGTAATTTCGTGCGTCCGGTTTTCCGTGCTGCGGTCGGGGCGAACGAGCTGGAGATAATCGACGATGACCAGCTCCAGCTTCTTTCCCTTGGCAGCCATCCGGCGGGCATGGCGGCGCACAATCGAGTTCAGCTTGGAAATGGAGCATGATGCCAGATCGACGATGCCGAGCGGAATGTCGGCCAAGCGTTCGTGGGCTCTCGCGATCTGCCGCCCCTGTTCCGGCGTCACCCGGCCATCGGTGATTGCCGAATAGGGAACCTGGCATGATGTGTCGAAACACAGATCGGCTGCGATGCGCTCGCCCAATTCCTCGGCGCTCATTTCCAGACTGACGAACAGCGTTCCGTGTCCCGCCGATGCGGCTCCTAGCGCGTAGGACGAAGCAACAGCCGACTTGCCCATGCTCGGCCTTCCGGCGACGATGACGAGCTGTTTCGGAAGCAATGCGCCAAGCCCTTCATCGATCGGTCGGATGCCGGATGAAATGCCGCTCTCGCGCTTGCCGAAGCCGTCGAGCACGCGCTTGACCGCGTCGGCGGCGGTGATTTGAATTGCCGCGTCGCTCTGCTCGGTCACACCGGCAATCGCTTGCTCGACCGAACTCACCAGTTCAGCCGGTGAAACATCGGCCTTGCGCCCGTCGATGATGGTCTCGGTCAGGCTGGCAATGAGCTTGCGTTTTTCCGCGAGCGCGCGCGTGTCGCTGGCAAAGTCGCGGGCGCCAATGACGGCAACGCCATTTCCCATGATGGTGACAAGGTAGGACGCGCCGCCGACTTCCTTCATTCCGGGGTCGTCGTCGAACAGCGGTTTTAGAGTAACCGGATTGGCGATCTTGCCTTCGTTGTGGAGCTTGCAGATCGCGGCGAAGATGCGCCCGTGCAGCGGCTCGAAAAAATGCTCTGGCCCGATCTTGTCGGCAACCGGATCGATGAGCGCGCGTTCGTGAAGCAATGCCCCGAGAAGCGCGGCTTCCTGTTCCACATTGGCGATTGGCGAGGGCTCGACGGCCGCAAGCGCGCTCATTGACGGCTCCATTGTTCATACAGGCGCTCGAACTCGCGATGGGCTTTCTCGCGCGCCTTGACGTGCGCCGGGTCGTGGAGAAGCTCCGGGTCGTGCATTTCCGCGCGCAGACAGGCACGGTGCAGTGCCCATGCGATTTCGACTTCATCGCCAAGCGGACGAGTGAACGGGAGGATTTGCGCGCTCACAGCCCCATCTCCTCGATGATCCGGCTCATGTCCGCGCGCAGCTCTGGATCGCGCTCTGCCCGCTGTTCAACGGCGCGGATTGCATGGCTCACGGTGGCGTGATCGCGTCCGCCGAATAGCTGGCCGATATGCGACTGGCTGCGGTCGGTGAGTTGGCGCGCGAGGAACATCGCGACCTGGCGCGGCCGCACGCGCTCCCAAAGACGCGAACCGCTTGCTCCGTCCGGCTCACGCATGATCTTTGGGTCGAGCCGGTAGTGCTGCGCGACGACGCGCTGAATGTCGGAGACGAGAAGGCGGCTCATGCGGCGGCTCCGAACAGCGTG